CGGCGGTACTTGCTGCCACCCCGAACCCGGCTGCGCTTAACCTCGCGGCGGCTACCATACCGTTAAGGGCTATCTCTAATTTATTATTCGCTAATCGGTTTACACTTTCCGAAAGGTCGTCTTGTGTTTCTTTTAGCCGTGCCGCCTTTTGTATGCTATCGGTATATACCTTGTTTAGCTTTTGGTATTCAGCAGAACCGGCTTTACCCGCCGCCTCCAACTCTCCCATACTAATTGCCGCCTGCCCGGCTGCTTTGCGTAGCTCTAATATTTGGGCTTTTAGGCTTAATGTTTTTTTATCGGTATCAACAGTTGCCTTACCTAAGTCGGCTAAGTCTTTAGCACCCTGCTTCATTGCCCCACTTGACAAAGTCTTATTTAGGTCGTTAAAGCCTTTAGATAACTTAACCACTTCCGGGTTGTTAGCGGCTACTGATTTGGATAGTTTTATTACCTTTCCGTCAGCATCAACAATAGTATTCTCAAGGGTATCAAATGACTTATTAAGGTTATTCACCTCTTTAGTAGCCGGTGTTAACCCGGTTGCATCGGCTGTTATTTCGAGTATTACCTGTGCCACTTTATATTATTCAGTCGTTTGCTTGTTACTTTTCGCGGCCTGTATGGCTTTATCAAGTCGCCCCGAAAACGCTATAATGCCCCATGAATAAGTTTGGGGTAATTTTGTTGCATCGCCTTGACAAATATAGTGAATTACTAATTGCTCTATATTATCTATTCTACGCCCTGCCCACTCAAATAGGTGTTCAGGTAATTGTTCATTTCGCTCTCCATCCCCTCCACCAACTCCCCATAGTTCCGGATATCGTGCGGCGAGAAGTTTAAAAAGGGTATCAACCTCTGTACGGGTTCCTTCAAAAAAAAAGTATCAAGGCCGTTTTTTTTCCAGCTTTCAATCTTTTTTTTGTTGATACCCTCTTCGTATTTTTCCGGGCTTTCATTCTCGGTCATAAATACTACACTGGCTACCTTATACACAAGGTCAGGGGTAAATATAAATGCAAGGCGCTCACTAAGCATATTATTTAGCTTAGTAAGGTGTTGCAAGTCGTCAAAATCAAACTTGCGCTTTGGCTTCTCTTTAGTACCACGTATTGCTAAATCAACAGCTTTAGTATGCCTTTCCAAATAGTCGCGGTCAACTTTCATGCGTAACTCCTCATAGTATTGGTGAAGTGTCAATGCACGATACCAAGGCAAAATAGTAACACCGCCGCTATCGGGGTCGGGTTCAAAGTAGTCCACCCCATCGCAGGTAAAAGCATACTTCATTGGTAATTTAGAGCCTTGAAAGCGTGTAGGCTTGGTAACGTATTTGCGCCAAAGTTTTTTAAGCATAAATAGATATTGTTAAAATCAGTTTTATTAAAACCAAAGCCATTAAGGCACACAGCGCGTAATCAACCATCTTAAATAATGTAAATATGCTTAGTTTACGCATAGGTAAAACAGTATTAGTTCAACTTCTTTTTGGTACATTATATGTAATTTTCAATTTCATTTACCGCACCTGTTGCAACCTCTTTGCCGCTTTCATACTTCATAAATCGCAATTCTTTATTTACGCTGTTAATAGTAAATTTAATTTTGCCTTTAGTATATCGGTTGCCTGTACCGTTGCAAGTGCAGCCCCTTTTATACCCGGCGTTTTGTAGCGTTTGTGTGTAGTTCATTAATTTTTTATCCTGTAAAAATTAATATTGTTTGCTGGGACTTTTGTCCAAGGCGAATTTTCGTTTTGAATACAATTTAAATCAAACATTGCCTTAATCACCCTATTATTTAATACTGCAGTTCCTATTTTGCCTCTTTCTGTAAAGCAAGGAAACGTCCAAAACTCTTTAGGATAAATTGTCTTATTGCTCATTCCTAAAATATTGTATAGCACTAAACAACACTACTACTATTCCCATTGTGCAAAGCATTGATGGGAAAATCATTAACGTTAAGGGCTTGCCAGTAGCCCAATAGGCCGCCAAAGTCCACACGCTACTCATACAGTAGGGGCAAGTAAATAAGGGCTTACAGATGTAGGGAAATGCCTTTGATTGCTTAGTATCTTCACGCTTTCCCATATCGTGCGCCTTGCTACTTTTAAGTACTTTAATGTAGCCATGTGTATGCAAATTCTTTAGTGTTATCGGTTTTGTAAGTTTGCTTTCAATCCAATCGTAAGCCTTCCGTATCGGGTAAAGCAACATACCATCCCAGTTAATTACGCAGTAAGCCCCGATAATTATTAAAGCTATTGTAAAGTTGAATAGTGGGTTCATACTACTGTTTTAGTTTTACTGTTATGGGTTCGGTCTTTAGTGGGCAGTTGTCGGGCGGTGTTATTTGGTACGCGGTAAACTGCAATTCGGGTTTTGCGCCGCAAATTGGAAAGTATTTAAAACCAGCCCAATCATTAAAGAAGGGACATTTAAAGCAATCGCCTTTTTCTACCTCTATATTCATTATTCACATGGTATTGTTACATTGGTTTCTCCACCAACAGTATTGTTAACAGTCATATCTATACAGGTGTATTCGCCGTAAGCATAAATCAATTCAACGGGGCTGCAATCGGTCCCGGCATAAAACTGTACTTTAAACGCCCCGCCGTATGGGCTCAATAAATAAGGGGGTAAATCAGTTGCTTGCAGGGTTAAATCCCCATCGGTAGCCGTTGCACTGGTTACAAATACGTTAGAGTGCCTATCAGTTACAGTTATGGTATAATCGCCATCGGGAAAATTAAACGCAAAGGCAACGCTTTCTACGCAATTTGGTATTGTTGCTTCATAACAGGTTGTACACTCCATACATCAAAAGTATAAATAGTTTTTAATTGTGCAAAATTATTTATATGTTTGTTCAGGTTTTGACTTATTGTGTTTTTAAGGTAATCAGCCCCGCTTCGTGTGGGGCTTTTTGTTTAAAATCTTACATCGGTATTCACACTTTGTCTCCAAAATACCCAGTAAAACACCCCGTTTTAAGCAAAAAAGGGCTAAAATCTTACACGCTGCTAATCCCATTCATTGCATTAGCCCCAACAATATTAAACAGATATCTTGCCCCGTCCAAAAAGTCGGCATTCCGGGTATCTTTCGTCCTATCCTTTACTAAGTCGCCGGTGTTGTTAGTTTCGCAATAGGTAAGGTCGTAAATCATATTGCTACATTTCGGGTCAATCTTAATATCCCAGTTTTGAAACATAAAGTTCATTAATAACTGATTACGCTTTATAGGCGGGTTGGCAAGCGGTATGTATAAATCCCTATTGTGCAGCCCTAACTTAGCTTTAATAATTGTATAGTGATGTATGCCGTCCGAGGCTATCGCATTATGGTTGGCTCCGCTTGCATCGCCCGTAACCTGCCAAAGTGCATTAGGGTATTTAACTAAAAGTAAATCACATAGTGCGCCGGTATCGCTATTTGGCAACCTTATATCTTCAATACAATGTGCGTATTGCTGATATTCGTCAGCGTGCCATACACTACAGGTCATAGGGTTATAATTGAAGTCAAATGTTACCCAAGTTACTTCCCCCGGCTTATACTCCACCGGCTGTACGTGCTTGTTCTTATCAAAAGCCCAAACAAATTTATTGGTTTTGTCGTCAATCCCCCATTCGCCTAAAGCATACACACGGTGAAAGTTCTCGCTAACTAAGGCGGTTCGCTCTATGGCCTGGCGGTCATGGTAAGTTAAAAATGGGTTGTCGTGGTAGGTAAAAACGTACTCTTCTGTATCGTCCGTATATGCGCCCCCGTCATCGCATAGCTGCGTTTTAATCCAATGGTTCTCACTTACGGGATTTAATATAAGGAATAGCTGACTATCGCCAAAACCCCTCGGTCGAAGGGTAAGCTGGTCAAAGTCGGATTGTTCAAGTTGATTAGCCTCTTCGCATAGTATATGCCTGATTTTGGTTATTGATTTTATTTTATCGGGGTCGTCTAGGCCTTTAAAAACAAATGCGCACCCGTTGGGCTTGTAGGTTATGCGCCGGTTGTCAGCTGATTTGTTGAATACAAACCAACCGGCAATACCCCAACTTTCAATAATGCTTTTAAATAGCTTATAGGTACTCTCCCTATGGTCGCCCCCAAACTTACGTATAATCAGTATGTCGCCCTTATCGTGCAGCATCAATCTAATTAACAGTAGTTGATGTACCGAATAGCTTTTAGCTGAACCAGCCCCACCCCTTACTACTATAAACCGCTTTCGGGCTTGCCGTAGTTTAAAGTAAGTGGGCGCAAATAGTTTATCAGCGTAGGTATTAAGGTCGAGTTTTGGCCCATTAGTCATGCTGCAATGCGCCCGGCTGTATTATGTCTAACTCACCAATAGTTTGTAACTCTTGCCTTTCAATGAAGCCGCGTTGCTTGCCTTTTGTTTTAAGGTAGAATATTATAGCCGATACCTCTCCTTTCTCCATTAGCTTATGTAAAGCATTCTCGGCAAAGTCTAAGGCAACATTATCCAAATCTTTAACCTCGGCTTTGTATTCTGCATCTTCTTTTAGCCAACGGTAATGTGTATCGCGGTTAATACCAACTGATTTGCAGGCAACAGTTACCACCCCCAACGCTTTTGTTAGGGCTTGAATCATTAACTTTTTTTTATTGTCGGTTTTGTCGTTTGCCATAATTATTTATATTTGCCTTGCGTTGGTAGCTTAAAATAAAGCGCTAATCTCCCAGATTAGAGACGGGGTCTGTAACCACCTCAACGCTCAAAGCCTTGCGTTCTGCGAGGCTTATTTTTTTACCCTTATACATACCAGCGTTTAATTCGTCTATTTTGCTAAATGGTAATATTGGGACTGTTATTTTAAAGGTTTTGTCTATTAGGTATATGTAGCGTAGTTGATAGCCAATTAATATTTTACCATTAACCTCATTTACATATTTATTAAAATCATATTTACCTTTTGTTAAATCATAATATGACCTACCATTTAATTCATTTCGTTTTAATAGCGGGTTACTTTCCAAAGTCATTTTATGAATTACATCACCGTTTGGCAATGCGCAGGTATTTGAATTTTTTACAATGCCTGATAAATAAAACCCACTCGCCCTATATATTGTACCGTCCCCACACTGTGTGCCATCGCTAAAACTTAAAATCCATTTAATATGCGGGGCGTTTTTTTTAATTAGCTTAATCGCAATAGATATGCAACGGCTTTCTGAGTACTTTGGTAAATATTCATCAAATGCCATTCTGTTAAGTTCCAACATTTCATTCCATAGGCTTGGTTGAACTAATCCTAAAACCTTTGATTTATCCAACGGGCTGCCAAAACTCATTACCCCGTGCAACATATTATCCAAAAAGCAGCCAAAATGCAAACGACTATTGTTTACTACCTTGCCGCTGTAATGATGCCTTTTTACAAACTCATTAGCAATCTTAGCCGGTATAACCTTTACTATTATTTCCTTTGCCCTGCCCATTGCATAATTATTAAGTATAGTGCATTGCCATTGCTGTTTTCATTTCCCATTGTTTCAGCATACTTGTACTCGTCCGTTTGCTTAATATCCGATAAAGCGTTTTCTATTTGCACGGCCTGTTCATTTGCCAACGTGAACGTCATTTGTTGAAACGGGGCTTTATCTCCATCGGGCAAACTAAAATCAGTTCCAAAAACATCGGCCCACACAGGTAACTCCAATCCCCATTCTTGCAGCTTTTCACCATCCCATTGATTAGCCAAAATATCCCAATCCCACTCACCAAATCCTACATTATCCTTTACAATAAACTCTTGCTTTTGGGCTTCTGTTAACTCACTGGCTTGCTTTACCCACTCGCTAGGTAGTTCTTTATAGCCTAAATGTTTAAGAGCGTTAAAACGCATATTACCGCCTAAAATTATATTGCCCTCATCAATTATGATAGGTCGCAATACCATCATTTGGGGAAAGTCTTTAATGCTTTTGCATAGCTTCTCAAACTGATTGTCTTTTATTAATCGCGGGTTTGCCGGGTTTGGCTTTAAGGTATTTATTTTAACCATACTCCAAAGTTACAAAATTATATCAATATCAATAAAACTGGCTACTCTTCAATAATATTTCTACTTAGTTTAGTCATTATTAATGGTTGCCCTGCGGCCTGCTTGTTTACCCTGTTTAGCCATGCCAGATAATCGGGGTGGTCTTGTAAATGCTTTGTTTTCTTTCCAAAGTGCGAGCGGGGTACTATGTGTTGAATATCAACAGCCGGTTGCCCGCACTCGCACTCTATATAGTCTCCAAAGTCTAATCCAAAATGGGTGTGGTAAATTACTATGTGAGGTTTTGGCATTTGTCTACTATAATATCGGATAATAATGCACCTACGCAATAATGTTACCTATTCTTAAATCTTTTGCTTCAATTTTTTCTGTAAGTTCCATAGCTATTGGTTTAAAAGGTGTAGTTCTTTTTTAACATCATTCCAGTAGTCTTTTCCCGCCTGTGTAGTTGTCGGCTCGTATTCGTAAACATTAAGTATGCCCTTAATCTTCCACTCGCAAGCCAAAATAGCCATTCTTTTATTTGCGGTTAAGCCCATGGCCTCCACAAGCATACTTTTTGCCATTTGGGTTGGTGAGTATTCGTGATGGTCGTTGTAATCATTGTTTACCTGTACTGATAAATCGGGTTCAAAAAAATCGCTCAATGGTGTTGGTATCATTCCTTCGGGTAGCGTGTCGGCGCAATAAACAGAGCTTCTTAACACAAACCAATACCTTAAATTGCCTTGTATAGCCGTCGAGCCAAATGATTTTATTTCTTCAAATATGGCTTTCAATTGCGCTAATTCGCCTTTTTTCGTGTGTTCTACCGCCCTTCTTCCCTCCTTTAGGTCAGTAAGGTATTGTTGGTTTATTTTCATAACAGTTCTCCGTCTTTGTATAGTTTATAAATTCCATAGGCGACAATAAGCCAACCTGATAGTTCTACTTTATTGGTAAAGTAAAGTTCGGCTATGCCTAATATTATTAATTTTGTTAGAGTACTCATCTTTTAGTTATTTACCCGCAAACATTGTCGGTATTTTCAATTAGTTTTTTTATTGTTTTTTGGCTAATTTTTTCTCTTTCGCCCATGTGTTCAAACTCATCTATGGCCACTTGCTTTTGTTTCTCACACATAGCTTTAGCAAAGCCTATCATATCTTTAATTTGTAGGGGTGTTTAGTGTTTTTACAATACTGTCGGCTTTTAATATTTTTGGCTTTAATAGCAATAGTTGCCTATATTTTGCGTTGGCTGTATCGTTTGATTGATGCCAACCAATCGTCCAGTCTATAAGCCTTACATTAACCGGCAAACGCTGGCCTACAAAAATCCACGTATCAACACAATAGGTAGTGTCGTGCATTTTGGTTACATGTTGCTGTATATCAACCTCCCATTTTTTATTTATTTCTTTAAAATGCGCCCATGCAATTATAAACATTGCAAACAGGCAAAACGGTATTAGCATTGCTTTCATTATTTCTCCTTTTTATTGGTGTATAGTGTTTTACCATCAATAGCAAAGCCATTGGGTATTAAAAATTCTCGTTCAAAATTGGAGTGCCTTTATCGTAAACTTTCATAAGGTCTTTTTTCTTCCCGTTATAATCACTAAGCGGAAAACATCCGTCGGGCGAGCCTGATTTTTCAACGTACATATCCTCCTCGAGTGCAGAGGCTGATATATCGTTAATAGCTTCATATTCGCGCCAAAGCCTTATTTTTTCTTCAAGTTGCACCTCATTTAATGAGTTACAAAATTCTTTTAACTCTTTCCATTTCATATTTCTATTTTTTAGTTTGGTTAATCAATATCAATATCTTGCTCTTTAGCAAGAATTTTTACTTGGTTGGCATAGTCCAAAAGCAGGGCTATGGTTGTGGTTTTGGTGGGGCCGTTAGCTTTGTAAATGCGGCTCCACGTAGGCAGGCTAATGCCAGCATGTTTACAAGCGCGGCTGATGTTTCCTGTACGAACAATAATACTTAACCTATCAAGTTCGTGCTTAGTAAGGTGGCGGTGTAATATAGCCGTAGTTTCGTCTTTCATTGTTTTGTTTTATAAATTTTATGCAAATATATACTAATTTTTACATAAACAAATAAAAATGCAACTATTTTTAAAATAGCTGTTCGTACAATTCTATTATCTTAAATATCTCATATGGTATTTGAGGTACAACTGCGTTACCGTAGCTTTTTATGCTTTCTGTTCTCCATTTAGGAAAGGTAATAGCGTCCAGTTCGCGGGAAATCCCATCATTTCCTCCGCAAACTGCGGGTTTAGTTGGGAATTTGTACCATGTTGCAATATCTCCCCCAAATTGCTTTTCCCCCGGTCTGTTTTCGCTGCTCTGCTGTCTTGGGCTTTTAGTGTTGGCAGTAGCCCATTCAAAGCCATGTCTATAATATTTAAACTGTGTGAAGTTCCATTTTTGGCTATCCTCCGGTTGGTTTCTGTTAGCACTACTTTTGAGTGTGGCGTTTCGTGAGTTGTTGGAGTAGGCAACAAACCAAACTCTGTCGCGGCGATGCGGTGCGTCTTTGGCACAAGCTGGAAGTATATACGCCTGTACTTCGTACCCTTGGTTTTCCAAGTCAGTTTGCACCTCGTTGAAAACCAATCCCCCGTTCCAATTAACAAGCCCGTAAACGTTTTCGCCCACAACCCAACGTGGTTTAATTTCTCTAATTGCTCTAAGCATTTCGGGCCACAAGTGGCGCTCATCTTCTTTGCCTTTGCGTTTGCCGGCAAGTGAGTAGGGTTGGCAAGGAAATCCCCCTGTAAGGATGTCAATTCGTCCGTTCCAAATAGTAAAGTCTGTTTTTGTGATGTCTCCATAGCTTTCGGCTTTTGGCCAGTAGTATTTTAAAATACGTTGATTAAATTCTCCCCATTCACAATGAAACATATTATCCCATCCCATCCACTCGGCGGCTAGGTCAAAACCACCAATACCTGAAAATAAACTTGCGTGTGTCATAATTTAAAATGGTACATTTTTAGTTAGTTTATGCTGGTAGTCGACATCAAAATTAGTATAAGGTGTAATAGCCCCGGTGCTTGGTATATCATTTAAGCCAGTAAAACGTTGGTTGGCCCCGTTGAATAGTAACTCTATTATTCCTGTTTGCCCCATCCTGTATTTAGCAACTATCAATTCAGTATAGCCCGCAGGGTACGCTATGCCATTTTCGTCCAATTGTATGTGGTAATAGTCAGGCCGGTATAAAAAGCACACCATGTCAGCATCCTGTTCAATAGCCCCCGAACCTCTTAAATCGGATAGCATAGGCCGTTTGTCGGTTCGGCTTTCTAAGGCCCTGCTAAGTTGACTAAGTGCTATAACAGGCACTTCCAAATCTTTGGCCATTAGTTTTAATATTCGGCTGATGTACTCAAGGCGAGAGTTCTCAAGTGAGTTAGCGGGCAACTCAGGGGCAGGCATTAGTTGTAGGTAGTCAATAACAACCATGCCTATACCTATTGTACTTTTTAGCCGGTTGCATTTGGCCCATATCTGCCGGGGGCTGTTGGTGGCTTTATCGTCAATAAACAGCCCGATGTTTGCCAACGCCCCCATGTGGTTATTTTTAAGAGTTATTTGCTCATCCGTTAATTTGCCTTTGATAATATCCTCTAGGTTTATGTTGCACTCATCAGCGATAAGACATTGCATAACCTCAATGTCGCTCATTTCTAAACTAAAGAACGGAACATTGTGTTTTAGCTTTGCAGCACCCTTGGCTATCCCCCTTGCCAAAACTGATTTACCCATACCGGGGCGGGCGGCTATGTATGTTAAAGTTCCCGGCTTAAATCCGTTAATTACCCTATCTATTGAACCGATGCCACACATTACCCCGGTAGTTCCCCCGTTAGCCAATAATTCCGAAGCATCGTATTCCTGTTTAACAAGTTCGGCAAACCTCATCATTTCATTTTCGCTCTCGATGGCAGTTGATAAAATTGATTTTAAGGCCGCTTCCGCTTCTTCTACCGCTTCAAAACAATCTTTAAGGTCGTTATACCCATTCCTTACCATATCGTAGCCTATGGCTATCAATTTTCGCTGAAATGATTTTTGATGTAAAATAAGGGTGTGGTATTTAATATTGGCAGACGAACCCACCCTGTTAGTTAGAGATGCCACATATACCGAACCCCCAGCAGTCGTTAACTCCTTATCAGCCCTTAATTGATTTGGTACGGTAAGTATATCAACCTTTGCCCTATCAGCGTGTAATTTCAATATTGCCTTGCATATTTCAACATGGGCCGGGGCCGAGAATATATCGGGCGATAATAACGAGCCAATCTCAAGCAGGCACTTATCCTCAAGCATTACAGCCCCTAGTACAACCTTTTCAAGTTCTACATCAGCCGGCGCAACATTGCCCTCAAACTCAGCAAAGTTTATGTATTTAGTATCTTTTCTCATTAGCCTAGCTTTCTTACCTCTCGTTTAACACTCACCTGCTGGTTAAAGCCTTCCAACTGTTCTTTTTTGTTTAGTTTAATCCAGTTGGTACAGTGCGTTACCAAGTCCTCATAGTCTATAAAAGTTTTTGTTATAGCTTTGTAGGTAATAAACTGACCAATCAAATATTCAACCTCGTTTGGTTTTAGGCGGTGTAGCATACCGATACGTTCGTGGGTAATTTTAGCAGCCATTAATTCAGCAAACCATTTTTCGGCCTGACTTTTTGTTTCCCCCACACCCCCTTCTATATTACTTATATTTTTATCTTTATTTATATCTTTAGGTAGGTTACCCATTAGGTTATCCTTTAGGTTAACCGATAGGTTATTGTTAGCTTTCTCATTTTTTGGTGGCCTACCTCCTAAACTTCCATTGTTTTTGCGGCTTCCAATAAATTTAGCCCTTGCAAAAATCTCTTCTTCAAGCCTTGAATTAAAATAATTGCCATTTTCATCAATATCAAATTTTGCAAGTAGCTTAACCGAAACAGAACCTAATGGTAAACCTATAGCTTTCTCAAAACTTTCTTGGTCTAATCTGCCGTGTTGGTGCATTAAACACAGTACTGTTATATACCTACCCCTATCTTCTAAAGATAAGAAGGTACACCCCCCTAAAAATGCGTCAGGGTAAAATAAAAATGCTGGGTCTTTACCTTTAGCCATTATTATAAATTATAAACCCCGGCTGTACTTTGGGGCGCAACAGGTGGTCGAATACCTATAGCCTTACTCATACAGCCGGGGCTGCTTATTTCTATTCCTATAATCATGTTCGACAGCTTTGTTGCTTGGTGCAATATGGGAATTGTTTACGGACTATAAAAATAAAACGTATCTAGTTGTTAGCTAATTATCAACAGTTATTAGTTTCGGGTTTTCGTACAAATTGCCAATTTTACTAAAAAACTTAGCAATCGAGCCAAGTCCTACAACACTTGCTACACGGCTGCTACGTTGCCTATATGGCTTTATAAACCGTATTTTCCAAGTACCGTTCTTAAATTCGACTACCCCTATATTTTTTGACTGGTCTTCGATTAATATATCCTTATCGAATATCTTATTTTTTCGTTTGTCGAGAATGTTGGTAAACTGCAATAAAACTCCATGTTCAACAGGGCCATTAATGCTTAGGTATTGTATTTCGCTTTGTGGAATATTATTAGCCCACACCTCAACACTACCATTCCAACTAGGGAACGCTATATCGTGCATTATTTTTTCTTCAACATTCCAGCACTTAAATTCAATTTCTTTCATATCCAATAATGTTTATCCCCTTATAGGGGGTGGTTAAAATAATGGTAACTATATATTTATTTAACCTAATTTTTATTTATTAAAATACTAAATGAGATAGGGAAATTTCCTTTTAATCCCCACGACTTTGATGGAGTAAGGAACATTTTATTTGTCATTTCAAAAATTGGTATGTCCCGCCTAAATTGTTGTTGAGATGAGGCTTGAAATAAATCTAACTTGCTAAAAGTACATATCAGTATTGGCTTGATTTCATTAACTATTCTATAAATAAAAAGTGCTGTTGAATCGTTTGATTTGTACATATTTTTAGCCAAGCAATCGGGTGTTGACTTCAAATACGGCGGATTTGTTAAAACAATAATTCTATGTGCATTTTCTCTTAAATAATGGAGCTTAGATATATCGCCATTCAGAAAGTCAAATTGATTGGCAATTATTCCTTTGTCTCTTAATATAGTAACATCTTCACGCTCTAAAGTAGTTGCATATTTTTCAACATTTGATGGCAAAGCCTCTAACAATGCACCCTCACCCGCTGCGGGGTCATAAAACAAATAATCTTGCATATTAGGTACTATTTCAGCAATGTATTGAACAGCTTTATCTGCCCATATTTTTGGGGTGTAAAACGCGCCGGTTGACTTCTGCCTTTCTAATGTTAATTCCACTGGGTTAAATAGCTATATAGTTACCTTTTATTTTAACAAGATTTACCATCGCCATATACCCGACCATTGCCATATACCCAACCATCGCCATATACCTCACCATTGCCAAATACCTGACCATTATCATATACCCAACCATTGCCAAATACCCTGTCATTGTCAGATACCCAACCACCCAAATCCCCTACTTTAATATCTTTAAACGCTTTGGTACACCTAATTATGAATAACTTTACTCCGAAAATATTTATTTTTGTCTCTTCGGTTAGTTCATAATTTCTTTCTTCTGTTTTCATGCTTATACCTTTAAAAGGTTTTTGTTCATCAATTGGCGGCAGATAATATTCATGCCTTATTTATTTTTTTGTTGGCAGACATGAACTGCCCGTTCGCATATTTTAAGTTGATTGTCAAGCCATTCATAAGCATTATTCCTTGCCTCTGCTTTCTTTACGCCTTTGTCAACATCGGCTTGGCATATAGGCTCATTTTGCAAACGTTACTTTAGGGCTGGTAGTATTTACTTTTTGCGGGGCGTATACTTTTACCATTTCCCCCGTAGCCTCGATTGTAATTTCTAATCCGGCATAAGGCACCGATTTTAAAAATGTTTCGCGCTCTTTAACCTTTGCTGTTAGCTTTTCTAACTCCGCTTTAAGGTCATTATACACCGGGTCGTTACATTCGCTGTAATTCAATTCCGAACGGTTTGAAGTTTCAATTTTTACCCCGTTGTAAGTAGCACCGCCTTTCCCGTGTTTTTCTATATCAGAAAGTACAGCGCTTTTAATATTTTCGTCTTTTAAAAAGCGTTCACATACATCGGCAAGGGCTTTAACTTGCACCCATTGTTCAATCGGATTGATGTTACCTTCAAGTACCGGCTCTATAAATGAATAGGCAAGGTTGTCAAGGTCGCTTTTATTTAGTGTTGGGCTTTCTATGCTAAATTTTAACATGGCTTAGTTTTTTACGTAGGTTAATAGTTCTGTTTGATTATCTTTTGATACCCTGTAATACTTTTTAATATCCTCAATACCTACCCCGCCGCCTTGTAATTTTAGCACGGCATTATTCCACTCTTTAGATAATATTGTTTTTTTAGGATCTGAAAATTTATTTAGCCATGGCAATTCAGTTTTATTTTCGGCTGCTGGTTGGCTTGCAGCGTTACCGTCATCATCCTCATCAATATTAAGGTTAAGGATTGCACCTATTGAGTACCGGCGTTGGTAGGTAATAGCACTACCCATGCTTTGCGGGTCGCTTTTAGTAGGGTGCATATTGCTGCTAGCCATTAAATACTCACCACTTTCGGCGTGTATAAGCATCGTTATTAAGCCATCGCCTTCTGGCAACTGAGTAATAACTAAACCGCTTTCTTGTAACGGGTCGGCTATTGCATCTAAAATATTAGGTAGGCTTGCATACTTAGATTTAAAAAACGGGTTATTAGCCTCTTTTTTAATCTTGCCCACCTTCACGCTAAACACCATAAGCGCCGCGCTTAATTTGGCAATACTTTCTGATTTTTTAAATGTACATTCCATTTCAGTTATTTTTTATATTTGCAATTCCATTTCAACACCGCTTAGACTGTCGTTAGTCGGGCGGTGTTTTGTGTTAATCTATTCCTAAAAATTTTAATTCGTTTTGGGTTGGCTCTTTGTGCTTATAGTTGTAGTTAAGCCGCTTTCGGTAGTTCCTGTATTTAAAAGCCTCTTGCCTTAGTAAGGCTTTTTCTTTTGCTGATAATGGCACCCTGTAGCTTAAATCATGTTCAATAATTTCTTTAACCCCTATATCTGCCATATCCTCCAATCTTTCAGCTAACTCTTCAAACCAACCGTAGCTTCCGTTCTTTTTAAAGTAGTAACTTATTTGGTTGCGCTTGTTTACCTTAACCTTACGCATCATTGTTAAATCTCCTAATGCCATTATGCTGCTTCTTTTAGTTTAAATAATTCCGGTGGCTGCTTTCTCCTCTTCCATGCAACGCTTCATGTCAGCCATAGCTGGCTTATTTTTCACGTAAAACATATTAAGCGGTACTTTAATGGGGCTGCTGTCGTTATAAATAATCATTGCGGCAAAAGACGTGCCTGTTAGCCGCTTTTGCAGCTTTCGCAGCTACGCACCTTACGCAGCTTTCGCAGCTTTCGCAGTCTACGCAGCTTACGCAGCTTTCGCAGCTTACGCAGCTTACGCAGCTTTCGCAGCTTACGCAGCTTTCGCAGCTTTCGCAGCTTTCACAGCTTTCGCACCTTACGCACCTTTCGCAGCTTACGCACCTTACGCAGCTTTCGCAGCTTTCGCAGTCTACGCAGCTTACGCAGCTTTCGCAGTCTACGCAGCTTACGCAGCTTTCGCAGTCTACGGAGCTTTCGCAGCTTTCGCACCTTTCACAGCTTACGCACCTTACGCAGCTTTCGCACCTTTCACAGCTTACGCACCTTTCGCACCTTACGCAGCTTACGCACCTTACGCACCTTTCGCACCTTACGCAGCTTACGCAATTCCAACAACCTACGTTAGTGCTGTTATCGGCTTTAAAGTCAGGGTTTTCTGTCGCAAACTTTTGACTTACGCCGTTAACCGCTTTATCTTTCCGATTAATAAAGTCGCGGTAATTTTTAAAAATTTCTGTTTGATTGTTCATTATTTCCATAAGGTATGGGTGGTTAGTTTAGTGCGTAGTTTAACTCCTTAATTTCTATTGGCTTCATAAACGGTTTGAATTTTACCGCTAAATCAGGGTTGTCAATTATCAAATCAATGTAGCCGCTATCTTCGCTGCCGGGGTTATTGCTAATCATAGCCAACCAACATCCCTCAAGGGCGGTTTCGTTATCGGGGCCCGTAACTCCAAAAAGGTTTTGCCAATCTTGGTTTGAGGTGCAAAGGCTATGTATTACCCCGTCTTTAAAGTAATAGCAGGTAGCGTAGCGTTTTTCTTTTACTATGTGTATTATTTGCATGGCTATGCGTTAACAGGTTCAACAAAATCAGTAGCCTTTACATCTCCGCTACTTTCAATAACAGGGGTATTATTCATAGCGTCAATACATACACGTATACGTATTTGAATAGTATTTATTCGGCTCTTAACCATATCAATCATAGCTAAGTTTTGCTCCTTATAAAATTTGCCAATATTCTTATCAATTAGCCCAAATGCAAACTCAAAGTCTTTTGGTTCGTGCAAGGACTGGCATATTTTCTCAAAATCCTTCATGTAATTTTGTTGCCATTTTTCCATTATAATTTAGATTGAAGGGTTTTTACACGCTTATTAAATAGCTCAAGCAAAGTATTAGTCTGATTGGTAGTAAGCCCAACGCCCGGCTCAAAACAGACTAAATTGACTGTTTGAGATGCAACCTGAATATGTTGCTCATTAGTACAGCTATTTATTATAGACGTTACTTTTTGTACTATTAGTTCGTTCATAGCTTAGGCGTTTAATTCGTTTTGAACACTATACCACAAATCGCGCTTTGCGTCTGTGTTGGGGTGCGCTATAAAATCTACAACCGCCTCAAAAAGCGCGTATTCTGTTTTAGAAGACAGCACTCGTTTTTTACCTTTTTTCATTTTCACTTTTTTAGTATGTTTGTACTTTTACTTTTTACCGTCTTGGCTTCCTTACAGCTAGGTCTGTTTTTTTATAAGCTGAATATTGCTTTGTAATTAGTATCGTAAAGGCCGGGTATTAGTTGGGCCATAGCCTCGGCATTGTTTTTTAAAAAGGCTACCAAGCGTTCCTCTTTCCAGTTTTGGTTAATCGCATCTTTAGCATAGGCCCGTACCGATTTTAAATACCCTACGTTGATGTTGCGGCGGTTTTGGCTCAGTAGTATATCTCCTACTTTTGATGCCCTTAAAACCATGCTTTTAGCTGCTGACTGTTTACTTGTTGCCATTCTCCAGTGCGTTTTTAGCTATTGCTTTTGCTTTTGCCATACCGCCCACGCCTTTTATTACACTCTCCTTTACATAGGTGGTTACTGGCTTTACTTTGTCTGCTATTGTTTTTCTGCCTCGTTTCATATTGCAATATTATATCTTATTTTATAATATACAAAATAAAATGTAAAGTATTTTTAATTATTGCCGTAACTGTTTGATTGTGAAACATAATAATTACTCAACTATTTTTACCCTATTATAAAACAGGAAATCAGATAATCAAATAACCGTCAAATAAGAAACGCTTAGATATGCGGGGCATTCAGGTAATTAAATATTAAATTTGGGGAGTTGTATCAAACAAAAAGCCCCGCTATTGCGAGGCGATTTGCGAAAGACCGATGGGCAGTTCTTATGGTATGCAACTCGGTACATAATCCCGCCGAGGTGCGCATGAGCGTTGCGGGAATTGTTATAGTAAAGATACAAAGGTTAAATAAGAAACCAGCTATTTAACTTTGGGCTGTATAAGGTTAAACAAAAAGCCCCGCTATTAACGAGGCTATCGATTAAAAAATTACTCTACTATGATAAGATTATTTAGCCAACAACCCGCCAACCAACCCTGCGGCTATGCCTGAAAATAACCACAAACCGCGTTTGGGTTTGCGTTTGTCTTGCACAATTATATTATTGGCGGTATGGGCGTACATATTAGGGTTTTCAAACATTAGGCTAATAGTAGGTTGGCTGCGCTTTAAAAAGCCGCTTTTTTTGTTGCCTATAATTACTTTCATCGTGCCGGGGTAAAAGCCTGTACTGTCAATTAAAATATTTTCAGCGCCTAAAGTACCCCCAATGTAAAACCATTTATCGTTATAGGCAAAGGTTGTGCCTACGGGAATGGTATTCATTTGCATATATGACAATAAACTGTCATATTCGCTAATATTTTGCAAATTTGAACTATCCGGAATTTCCGGTGTGTTGGGCAAAGGCTTTGTATATTCTGCTACTATATTAGTTTTACCAGCCCCTACTTTAGCCTTTACAACCGCTAAAATCGATTTGTATTTCTTGGCCTCATCGCCGGCAACTATTGCAGCATCTTTGTAAGTACCGATTTTTTGCTCCATTTCGTAACGGGTAATGCTATCTTTTTGGGTTGCAAGTTTATTAAGTCGGACGGTATCATTTGCCCACGCCGAGCGCATATCATTAATGCGCTTTTGGTGGCAGTTTTGCAAAAGGAGTAAAACAATAGCTATAACACCCAATATAACGGCTGTTGTTGATTTATTGATTTGAAATTTAGGTAGTTTCATAAGTCAAAGATACATTTTTTATATAAAAGTTTAGTTACCTGTGTCTTTTAGTATATACTCGGCAAATTTAATAAGCCCTTCCCTTGCATCGGGTTCTGTTTCGTAAAGGTCAATAAGCAAGTTAGCTAAAATATCTTCACTATAATACCCCGCAAATTCAATCATACCATCAATTTCTCCAATGTAAAACCATTCTACATAGCCTTCACTCTCAAATATGTTCTCTATAGCAAACATTAATGGTGTTTATACTCCCATTTTTCGTAATAAGCATTATCATAGAAAGGAATAAACTCGGTTTTGAATTTTGTTATAGCCCCGTTGCTATCAGTAGAAAACTCTAAAACCCAACCGCCCAAATGTGCGGCAAGCCGTTTCTTTCTCATAAAAGGACTTTGGTCGCAAACGCACCCGCCCTGTACAATATGAACGCCCCTGTTGTATAGATATTCGGCTTTGTGGTAATGCCCAACTAACAAAATATCGGGCTTCTCTCCGCTTGTATAGCTTTCTACAATCTTTTGGGCTGTATATGAAACGGCATAAGACGACCCGCCGCCCGGATGCAATAGCCTAATCCGTGTTTGTCCATTTTCGGCGGGGATTAATATATCAGCTTCCATGTAGCCCATATATTCCAAATCTGTTCTGCCCTCGTTGTTGGCAATCATAGCCGCATACTTACCGGGCATAATGCCCTCACGCTGCAAGTACCAACCCTCATGGTCGTCTCCGTCAATAAATTTAGTTTGTATGCCTTCTCTTTTGGGATAGGTGTTTAGAAAGTGGCGCACCTGACCGTCTAAGCCATGTACCTTTATTTCTTGCTTGTTAAAACGAGCCTCCCCATCTATCCAGTTGCCTGTGTGCAATACCGTTTTTATGCCTATTTCTTCATAATAATCATAGAGTGCGTTTAAAACATCAAGCCTTTCGTATTTACTTGCTGCGTGGTTATCTGTAAGATACCCAAACCTGTAAAAGCCTGTACTCATTTTAGATACGTTCAGCACGTTAACAGATGCCTTTGCACCCATAGTGGAAGTGGTTACAATGCTGCCCTCTATTTGGATATTATACCCTAATTCAATAAGTTCGGATAAAGCCGTTCTGATAGTGATGGGGGAGGTGTTCACCTTGTCGGATAACTCCTCTACCGAAAAATGCAAATTAGGTTTTAATAGTTTCTTTAAGCTATCTTTTATATCAATAACAGGTTCGGAAACTATTAACGGAACTGCTTTTTGCTCTACCGCCATACCGTCTAAGTTAAGTTGGTGTCGGTAATTGCTAAACTGCTTTGCCAAAACACCCCTACTAATATTACCACATAAAGGAATAATACGGTTGTAATAGGCCGTCATCCCCTCTTTTGTACTTAATTCGGCTTGAGTGGGTAGGTTAGCTTTGAAAAAATCTAACCATTTAGCTACTGCCATATTATAGGTTATTATCGTTTTTTGTTGAACTCGCTACGGCAATAATAATTAATATCACCATAACGAAGGCTATCATTTGAATAGCTGATATATCTCGTATGGTTTTCGCTGTGCTTTGCGTAACACTATGCTGCGTTGTGGTCCGTTTAATTTGCAGCTAATATGTACCCAAGAAGGGTTTAATGTAGAGCCAAACTCAAGAATAATTTGGTCAAACACCAATAAGCCTTCACGTTCCATTTCTTGTAGACATTTAACGTATAAATCATTACGCTCTACGCCGTCAACTATTAAGTCGGTATCGGCAGCCTCGCCTTTTTTATGCTGGCTTGATGTAGCTCCGCCAATAGCTTTGTTAACCCAAGCGCAACGGAAGCCACTACTTATTTTAATATACGAATTAGGGTACTTATCTTTAGTATAATTACTTATAGGTTGAAGTGTTTTAACACAAAGATTGGTTAAAGCATCAACAACTGCTTGCGGTGGATTGTATTGCTCATTATACTTATCTACATCACGCCTTTGCATTGCATCAGCCGTAGCCGAGCGTAACATTTCGCCAAGGGTAAAGTTGGGGGATAGCTTAGTGGTTAACTCCATTATTCTTTTTTATTAAGGAAAGAGAAAATAGGCAACTTTGGTAAGTACATTATAGCCCTTATACAAAGGTCGGAGCCAACACCAAGCCCAAAGGCAATGAATAGCAATGTTTCTTCGCTTGCTATTTGTTGGTACTGCTGCAAAAAGCGCATGATAATAGCGGCGCAAACAAAGCCTACAACAGATTTGGCCCAACGGGTTTTATAAATAAAGTTGTACCAAATAAAGTTGGCTTTTATCAGCGATATAAGCACAACGCCAATAGCCATAAACACCGCCCCTGCAATTACAATAGGGTAGTTGTCAGTTCCGATAATAAGGTTAATTGTTTCCATTTTTTTTTCGGTTGTTTTTAACGGTGTAATAAATAGTAGTACCCGATGCGGCTATTGCGGCTACTGCTGCCAAACCTTTTAAGGCTAATTCAACCTCTGTAAATGTTATAAGGGCAATAATTACAGTTAGTAATGTTCCCGCCAATGTGTTATCGTAGTTATGTTCTACGTGCATTTTTATTGATTTTTGCGCCAAAAACCACCCGAATAGTATAGCTTAACAGTAGTGTTGGCATCTAAACTTGTAGGGGGTGTATAACCACCCACAAAAAAGTTGCCGTTAAGGTTAAGGGTTAAAGCTGTAATAGGTGAGCCGTTTTCGCTGTAAATGTCAAGTTCCTGACCGTCTTTAGGGTTGGCGGGTAGAATAATTGTAGCACTTGCCGTACTACCCCCTAAGTCAACAACTACCTTGCTTATATTATCGGGAATGGCTGCCGTAGTGTCGGTTAAAAAATAATCTGATATAATTAATGCACTATCAAGTTTAACCGAGCCGTTAATGTCTAATTTCTCTGACGGATTTGTATATCCTACACCTACGTTGCCATTTAGCCTAAATACAACCAGTTCATCATATAAGCTGTCTGTTATAGCTAATACGGTGGCATCTGTATAGCCATTAGCAATAATATAATTATTTGTTACACTTAAACCAAACCTATATCTGTTGTCTAAACCATACCCTAATTGGCTTATATTTTCGTTTACATACACCGAATGTTCGGGTATTCCGGGGGCGTTTAAATTTTGATAACCTAAAACAGAAGAGCTACTTGTTTGGTCTTGAAATAAACCAAAAATAGCACCGCTAAATGGGTTGTAAGTAAACATTCCCTGATTTTTACCAAACGGGCTAGTAGCGCCATTATGCAAATAATAAATAGTACTATCAATAGCAAGGCTATCCTTAAATGATTTTCCTTTTATATCAAACCCCGCCGTTGGTGTTGCTGTGCCTATGCCTACGTTGCCTGTATCGGGCTGTATAATTAAATTTGTATTATCAGTAGTACCAATAAAGTCAGTAGCGGGGTTAGTACCTGCATTGCCTGTAAGAGACCAAGATGAACCGCTTACGCTACCCGTTGGGCCGGTTACACCAGTAGGCCCTGTTAAGCCAGTCGGCCCCGTGGCCCCTTGCAAACCTGTTGGGCCGGTTGCACCTGTTGCCCCGCCGGTTGGTGTTTGCCATGTTAAAAAACCGTTTGCATCGCTTGTGGCAACCTTGCCTGCGCCTGCGCCCGTTTTAATACGAATACGACCATCCTCATAAAATTTAATAAGGCTGCTATCTGAACTCCAATAGCAGGTTTTTTTAAACCATTGGGCTGTACCAACGGGTGTTACATATTGGGCGCTTACTGTAAATGAAACAATAAAGGCAAAAAATAATAATAGCTTTTTCATGTTAAATAAAGTTTTTGCGGCAATGAATAGTTACCTCTATGCCTGTAGGTATTGGCTGGTCAAATACTATTTGCCCTGTATTATCGTCAAACGTAATAATGCCACTACTTAGCATACGGTTTGCATCAATAAATTGGTCTTGGATAGTAACACCTATAAGGCCAGTAACGGTATATGTATCGGTGTTTGTTCCTATAATAGTTACTACTTTAAATAGGTAATCAGCCAAAACGGACGGGGCTACTGTATAGGCATCCCCGCCCTGTATAATTAATAGTTGGCCCGTACTCTCAATTTCGGTAGCCTCGGGCAAAGCCGCTAAATAATCTATTAGCGATATGGTAGTACATTCAGCCATTTTATGTAGTTAAATTGCCTAAAGGCGTTGATAAACATAAATCTCCCACCGTAAGCAGGGTTTGCAACTCGGGGCATTCACAAACCCCTATTGAAAATCGCAGTCAAATACATCGGCTGGGCGTGCTACAGGGCAAACTAAATTTTGCTGTGTAAAACGGGCCGTTACCTCTGTATAGGCTGTTTCCTTGTAGTTTTCAGGCACTACCGGCTTTGGCATTACAACCGCAGGTTTATCGCTTAAGTGTACAAAGTTTTTGGTAACATAGGCAAAGCGGTAGTTACCGTTACGCATTAGTGCGCTGTAGGTGTCGCAGTTATTGCTGTAGTTACGGTCGCGGTAGGTTATTTCGTACGTTAATGACGAAATTTGACCTTCAGTATCGCCATAACCGTCCTCCTCTGTAAATGAGGGGGCAGCTAATGAACCGCGCACGTCAGGTACAAGAATAATTTGTCCTAAAGTTACCCCACGCTGCCACTCGGTTGCATCGGTAATATCATCGTTTGCAAATACAAAGTCTTTGCGTACAAAGGCAGCCGCGCGTATCCGCCCCGGCTCTTCATCAATGCAGCAATCGGTTATGTATGCTGGTACATCAACGCAACCTGTTAAATAAGATACTGACATAGTTTATTTTTTTAATTGGTTAAACAAATTTTAAAACACCCCTTTCTGTAGGTGCTGGTTATTGTGTAATTGAAACTTAGCATACAATGCTGTGGGCCCAACTGATAATCTGTGTTTTGGTACTCTTTTTTAAAAATAGCCTCTTTATCGCTTGTTACATCCGTTAATTCAACACCCTCAATATTTATTATTGGTAGTGTTGTTTGTTGAGGAAAGCTAGCTACCACTATAGTGCCTATTGCCTCACTATCCAAGTTTAAAAAGTCTAAATCGGCAAAAACTACCATTTGCATACGGTCAACTACCCGGCGTATATCTAAATCCGCATCGGTAAATGTGCTACCTAAATGCTTATGGTAAACGATTATAGGGTAGTTGTCATTCAGCCCTATGTACTTGTATTCTTTATTACAGTAAACAACAGGCATATACTGCACTTTGTCTACTCCCTGCATAGCGGTTATTTCGGCAACCTCGTTTTCAAAAAGTCCATTGAAAAAACGGCTATCAAAAAACCCATCGGTTTTAAGCACGTTATTTATAGCGGTTATTTTATCCTTTAAATAAAGCATCTATAAACGTGTTAGCTGTTTCTTCAATCTGTTCTACTTCCTTCGGGGTTACTCCCCATATCAGCTTAAAAAAATGCTTTTCTAAGCCTTTGGCGCGTTTAAAAAGTATATCGCTATCCCAACCCAAACCGCCGGGCAAAACCTTAAATTGGTTTGCTGTTTGGCCTGTTTCAAATAGCCTTACCTGCGTAGTGCCTTGTGTATCGGATTTATACTGTTTGTACCCGCTTGCAAAGTATGTGGTCTTATGCGGTTGCCCGTTGTCAAACTTACTTTTGCCTGTTTTGCCTACCGGCGGCAAAGCCTTTCTTGCTGTTTTGGTAGTATTTATGTAAAGTGGTTTGGTAGAGTAAGTGCCTATCGCTGTGCCGTCCGATGCCAACCCGTTAGTGTGTATGCGGGTACGCATTTCCGGCAACAGGTCGCTAGCAATAGTTTGTTCAAGTTGCTGTTGGCTTTCCTGTAATAGCTTAATTCCATTCAGTATATTATCCAACCCATTAACTTTTACAACTAACTTCACGGCCTACGGTCTTTATACGTTACTTGAGCATTACACTCTATACAGCAATCTTGATTAAAACTTATACTTTCAAAAACACTAATCATTTCGGTTTGGTACTGTGCAATCAATTCATCCCGTAGTTCCTTTGCTTTGTCTACTCCAAACATCGTGTACTGATTAAGGCGTTGGCTATGTATGCGCTCACTCATTAATTCAATACCGTGTAATAAAAGTAGGCTTTGGGTAAATATACTTTTATTGTTGCAAATAAAAGCCTCCCATGAGCATCGTGAACCAAAAACCAAAGAAAGCCCAAATGTGTTAGTGCCTTTTTGTATGGTAGTAAAGTCCGTTGTTGCCCCGCTAATATTCATATCGCAACATCCTAAGCCGCAACAATTATTTTGCAGTAACAATTCCGGCGCTACTATACCTGTACAATCATAACCAAAGAATAGTTTTTCAGCAGTAAAATTTTCACCTATGTAAAAGTTATTCCACCCGGCCACTAAGTCAATTACTTTCGTGTAAAGCGTGTACCAAATATTTTTATTTGATAACTCCTTAACAACAAATGTTACATTACTTTCATTGGCTAATAAGTAAATGTTTATTTCTTGTAGGTGCGTTTGCTGTAACTGCGAACCATAAAGTGTTTCGCTATATACCCCCCTAAACTTATTGTCTCCCGGCGTTGTTTCGGTTATGTTGACACCTGTACCAATATTTACAGTTTCAAGGGGGGTGTTTAGCTTATACTCTTTACTTAAATAGTTACGTGTATCGGTTGTAAACTTTCGCAGGGCGCGGGTCTGTACATCTTGCCATACTCCCAAAAAATTAATTTGTTCAGCACTGGCAATGTTGTCAATGGTTTTTAAAGATACCCCCGGCAACTCATTAATATAAGCTGCACTATCGGGGGTATTTATACCACATCCCTTTAACCCTATAAAATCTACAAGGCAATTCACTATACTACAGGCTCACAAGGGTCGCAATCATTTGTAATTTCGTACTTCATTGCGCCATTATAGCCTTCAAGTACATCGCCTGTGCCATATACGTTTGTAGGCCATTGAAACAAACCAAAAGTTTTAGATAAAATTAGTTTGTAGCCGGGGTTGTAAGTAACAAGGTTGCCGTAATTGTTAATATCTTCAAATTTACAGTCATAATATTTTAACTGTGCATCAAAAATCATATCAACCATACGGCCATTAACTATAACAGGTATGGTAAGCTGAAAAAACTCAGACGTGCCTTTTTTTCCGGCACGGAAACCTGTGTATATGTTGCCGTCTACAAAGCCAACAGAGCCTTTTTCAAAAACTCCAACAATGTTAGTACCCCAGCCTGTAGCTGTAGATGCTTTGTTGTCGTTATACCATTTGTAACCCGAAAAACGGGAAGTATCAATACCGTTTAAGGCGGCAACGGCTGCTATGTTTTGCAACTCATAACGGTTCATATTACCTGAGCCTGCAATTAGCAACTGGCCATAAATTTCGGCTACGCTGGCATCTTGCAAAATATCAACAATACCATCGGTAAGTTTATTAACCGATTTGTCAGAATTAATATTTACAACTTTAGCTGTGTTTACACCTGTATTAGGGTTAATACCCCAAACAATAGCCTCTAAAAGCCTTTTGTCAACACGCGAAACAAGGGCGTTTGCTAAACGCACAATAGAGTACGTGTGTTCGGCCATTAAAGACGTAGCCGGTTTGCCTACGCTAACTGTACGTGAGGCATCTTCGCAAAACTTAGCAATTTCGCTATCTTCAATATAAATATTGGCCGCCACCTCATAAGGGTTGGTTATAGAGGCTTCTAAATATTGAGTGGTTACACCGCCATCGCAGGATTTTTCGTCTGTAACAACACTATCGCTGTAACGTGGCTGGTATTTATAGGTAATTACTTTTTTGTGTCCTTCTGCGGTTGTAGTGGTTAAACCACTTATTACCTGTAGTGAAGGGTTGTTTTCCATTAAAAGCCCGGTAAAGCCGGGAGGGGTAATTTTAGCTTGAGGGTCGTTTTCTCCTGCTAATTGAGCAAGAGTGTCAAGCAATGGGGGGCAATATCCGTCTGCCATTTTTTTAAATTTTTAAGGCAAACTGTCAACTACTTATGCAGATAAAAATTCCTGCTTTAGCCTTTGGGTAGTGCTTAATATTTGTTCAGCACCGGGCGCATCAGTAGTTGTAACAGTTTTATTTGTTTCTTTTTTCTCTCCACCCGCAGGGGCAGACACTACTAACCAATCTTTCTGTGCCTTAATGGCCGCCACTTTTGCTTCAATCGAAACGCCGGTGCCTCCCTCGGAGTATTCAACATCAGGTGCATGTTTAGAATACAAACCAAAGTTACCGTCTTTGTTAAGAACAATAGCCTTTTCATCTTCCAACCACTGCTTCATCTGCTGGCGGCGAATTTGCGGGGACATACTTTTTACATAGCCCGGCAAATCACCATCTTCAATTAACTTATCTAAAAACGCGTTTTCCTCTCGCGTTAAAAATTCATTTTTTACTTTTTCAACCTCGGCGGCTTTTTCTTGTTCTAAAAGCTGGTATTTTTCGCGCAGTTCTTTTAGTTCGTTTTGTACCTTTTCGGGCGCCCCAGTTGTTTTTGCCTCTTCTGCTTTTTCAGCTAACTTACGCGTTAGCAAGTCAAGTCGATTGTTAGTACCAAAGTTTTCGTCAAACTTAAAATCTTCGATAGGAAAGCCGTTAGCTATTGCCACGTCTTTTATTTTTTTATCGAATATGCTAAACGCCACACCAAAATAATGCTGTTTAGTACCGGGCAAGCGCGAAGGGTCTGTTGTTTGTTCAAAAGTATGTAGCTTAGTATTTAAGGCCGTATCTGCCTCTTCAGGCACTTCAACCTGTACACCTACTATTTCTTTGTAAGCCTCACCTGTAACGTCAATACCTGCGCGTTCAAGTTGCTTTGCAAACACTTCACCTAATTTAGCCATAAGTTTTTTTTATTTACCGCCGCAGCCGCAGCCACCTTTACCTTTGTTCATGGTAATTTTTTTATCAAAAATAATCATAGGTTTTGTATTGTAACCGTCCTTTGCATATATTTGTAATGAACATAATGAACATGGCAAAGCAAAAACCGTTTCAAATTCGGGATTTACCCGAAGATGTTAATGATATTTTGATTAACGAAATGATTGAAAAAACCAAGCTAACTAAACGCCCTGTATCTAAAACCCAAGCGGCTTTAACGTTAATACGCAAAGGGGCTAAATGCGATAAGACTAATTAGGTCGGTCAAATACCATCAACGTATTCTTAAACCACCAAAGGGTTGCCGCGTTGCGCAGATTGGTTTCTTTTTCTAAAGTATTAGTGTAGCCCAACTCTTTAAAAATAGCTTTTATATCCTCATTAGGTAACTCGTTAAAATGCCCATCGCCACCCTGACCGGGTATAGCCCAACTAATTATTACACCCTTTTTATTTAGTCGGTGTACATTGTTAATAAATCCCTGCATTAAGTGTGGCGGTATATGCTCTCCTACCTCAAGGCTTAATACATAATCAGCCGCCGGTACGTTTAAAGGTGTTGTTAAATCGTGTACTTTACAGTTAGGCAACACCCCTGTTACGGGGTTTCCATCGCACCCAACCGCCCGTATGCCTTTACGGTTAAATATGTTTACATAGCGCCCTTGACCACAGCCCAAATCAATAACAGTATTGCCTTTAAATATAGCCGCTAAAGCATTGGCTAAGTTTAAATCAAACGCGTGTAATTCGTTTGCGTTACCATGCCATGCGCCTGTTTCTGCAATATTCATAAATTTTATTTATTCGTTCAGTTTGTTCTATATCTCGCCCGTAGTTACGGCTGTACCATGTATGGGTGCAAAATTTCACCTCGTTAAAAATCAACTCGGTAGTCAAACCATCTTTCCAAACATAAGGCTGCAAGTTTAGGGGGTTGCCTTTAGCGTGCAGGTAGTAAAACAGTCCGTTAAATGGCTCTGTATTATTATTGTCAAAGGCATATTTTGTTCGCGGCTTAGTAGTTTTTTTAATGTTAACAAACGTAAACGCATCAATATCTTCGCGGGTTGAAAGCCCTATGGCATAGGTACACATTGCAACATTAAACACATTGAAAAATGGGTTATGTACCGCCCAACTATGGGTACGTCCCGGGTGTACTCCCCCATCAGGCATACCCGCATGGCTAATTGAATTTTGCTTAACGTATTCTACTAACTCCAATACCTTGCCCCAATCTCTTATAAAGCAATCCTCATCCAAATTAATAGCATACGTTACGCCGTTATCTTTGGCGTGTTGTAACATCCAATACAGGTAGTCTGCGGATTGCACAAAACCATCAAAGCCGGTAGCCCGGTACTTAGTAACCTCATAGGGTATAAACTCGCACATACGCTCCCACAAGTCAGCGTTGGCACTCCGCGTATATACTGCTATCATATACTAACTGTAATTTTTAATGTGTTTAGGTATATCCACCTTTTCTTTATTACCTTGTACTCGCAGTTGCTTACCCCGTCTTTAGTAAAGTCTTTATCATTAGCCTTGGCCAGCAATTCGCGGTTTTTATCTAAATGCGAATACTCGCGCCCGTGAGCGAGGCTGTTAAACCTACATTCCCGCCTTAATATGGCATGGCCAAACTTTTTAACCCTTAAAGCTATTTCGTCATCCTCGGCACCCCATCCCCAAAACTCGTTTGAATACCCATTGATGTTATAAAAAGTTTCTTTATTAAATATTGTTACTCCACCAAAATAATCAGGGTATGGCATTTTATTTTCAAACTGTGAGCATTGCGTAGCTATATGGCAAGGCTGCATACTGTATTTATAGTCTGCTGTTACCGGCAACATATCAACATCGTGAAAAATATAATAGTCGCAATCTAGGCCTTCTAAAAATCCTATATTTAACAGTTTGGCTCGGTTAAATGGTTTCCCTTTTTCTTGTTCTACTACTATTACTAAATAGTTGCTATAGCCTTGTTTTGATAAATAGTGCCTCAATGCAGGCATAAATTTATTTAGGTGTTGTTCCCTATCCCGGTATGGTATTACAAAGCAAGCGCGTTGCCTTTGTTCTTTTAGTGTATGGGATATGTTATGCGCGTTGCCTATATGCTTAACGTACCCATCACCCGGAAGGCATACCGCTCTAAAGCCGTTTTCTTTATATGCTTTACCTATTTCCGCCTCTGCCGCTGCAAATGATTTGCCGGTTGAGTAGTTAGTATATAAGCCAATTTTTTTATAGTCTGCAAGCCTACGCAAGCCGGGGTTAAAAGTAAAGCCATGCCACCGCCCGGCATGATTTAATATTGGTGATTTATAGCCTTTGTAATCCTCTAACGGGTGCCCGTTGGTATCATTTTCAGCCCTAATCCAAACCTGCATTATATTAGTTTCTGCCTCTAACACCTTAAGGCTTTCTTCAATAAACCCCCCATTGTAAAACTCCCAATCTTCCTCGCAATGGAATATATAAGGCGTTTCTGCCAATGAATAGGCTTTATCAATGCTGGGGGCTTGCCCAAGGTTGGTTTCGTTATCAAGCCAAACAATGTTTTTATCATGATACAGTTCTTTAAGTGCATCATTAACGCCGGGTATTCCACCATCTTCAACCACTATTATTTTAGATATAGGGTAGGTATTAAATTCGAAAAAGCTGGTTAGGGTTTGTTGCAGCAACGCCGGGCGGTTACATGCGGTTATTACTACTGTTACCATTATATCAATTTAGCTTTTTTTAATTTATTTAGCGAGGCTGTATTTAGCTTAATGCCGTCTTTGTATGCTGCAAATATAACATCCGACTGTACGCGTGCAACAGATACTTGGTTGGCTTGGTGTTGGCATCCGTAACCGCCTAAGTTTTTGATAAAATTACTTGTATTCGTATCTTCTATCAACCCATAGGCTAATCCTGTTTTTTCGTATATCGGGCAACCTTCACCTTTAATAATTTCGGCAATTTGGCTTTTATGAAAAAAACGCCTTTTAACCATTTTGCGACAAAAGCATCGGCTTGTACCCATTATCGGGCCAGTATATTCATACCATTCAAACCCTAAGCTGTCTCCTATAATTTCACCGTATGCGCGCGCGTATTGGTTAAGACCATCTGTTGTCATTGTTTTAGAGTGGCGCAATAAAGCCCCCTCGCCAGCGCCAATAATTTCTTTTTGTACCGCTTGCAAAGCATCAACCCAATTAATACCGCCGTTAATACTTGCGCGCAAAACTTTATCTATGCCAGTTGTAATTTCGGCTTTTGCCTTAGTACCCCTTATTGAATTTACAACATCCTTTATTGCCTCGTTTTGAAGTACCTTACTAAAGTCATCAGCGCTAAACTTTTGGCTTTGTTCAGCGTAGTATTGGTTCTGTAATTCGGTTACTTTTTCAAACGTTTTATTTAGCTTATTTAGTGCATCCGTATAGGTTTTTGAGGCTAATATATTAGCTACCTTTTTATTTATTTGGCGCAGTATGCCTATGTTTTTGGCTACTTTTTTAAGGCTACCATCCGGCTTGCGTTCTAATTGCGATACTAATTCGCTAACATCATTAAATAGCTTTTGCGTAGGCGTTAAATTGCCATACGCTTTTACCGGCTTATCAATATCTTTATTGAAGTCGTCAACAGCTTTTTCTATTACGGATGTTAGCTTATCTAAGGTTGTCATTAGGTAAGGGTTTGCACAATTTTAGCATCTTCTAAGTTATTAATTTCGGGCGGGTTGCCGATTACTATTTCGGCCTCTTGTGCGCTGTAGCCAAAATTTAATTTTAATAATTCTATTGCGCTTTCTTTTGTCATCGTTCCGGCCTGTACTGCGGTAACAAGTGCTATTATGCCTGTAGTACCGCCTACTGTGTATCGAAGGTCGGCTGCACTTGGCTGGTCTCCCCCCCCGCCTATAACAGCTACATCAGTACCTGTATTGGTAGCAATAATTTCGTTGGCGTACTTTACTATAACAGCGCGTTTGGCTTTGTAGTCTTTATCTAAAAAGCCTTTATCTTCAATAATGGCACGCTGAACAAAGTATTCTATGTAGGTACTAATTACATAGTCAACATCCGATATTGCTTGCCCGTCCTTTAGTGTTACCTTTTGCTCGGGCGAATAGCCCTGTAGCGGGTCAAGTTCAAATACAGCATTAACCTCTTTTAATGTTTCGGGATACAAATTCAACTTTGCGGCGGCATACTGTCTTTGCATTTTAGCAATAATAGTTGTTGCAATACCCGCATCTTTTGCTTGCTTTATTTCGGCAACATAGCTATTTGCAATAAGCAAATCGTAGTTTTCAGGTACATTAATATAGGGTAGCATTTTTTGCCTTTCGCTGTACTCAGGTACTGCTATACGGTAACGGTACTCGTTTATTAAAAAATATACCATATCCATTATGTACACAATATCCTCGGCTATTGAGTGTACAAAGTTGTTAAAGTCGTCCCTATCTTGTGCTTTAGCAACACCGCTTTCTGCCATTGGCACCTCTGCCAAATGCTCCATGTTAATAGCTGATAGCGCGTTGTACAAATGGCTATTTATTACCTCAACTTGAAACTTTGGTATTTCAACATTTTTTTCAATGTAGCCCGCCGGTGGTATCGGTGCTTGCTGCTCACCCATATTGGTTTTAACACCGCGTATTACCATACTGCTGTATGGCCCTGACTTAGTACCACTGCCCGTACCATTGCAACTTGTGCAGGTTTGGTAGTTGTTTTCTTTACCTAATCCGATAATCTTAACAAAGCCGGTACTACGTTTTTGGCTTGCATCCCAACACGTTTGGCAACTTTGCCCCTCATACTCCCATCGCTCGGGGTAAACAAACATTCTCATACTTGCCTGAAAGTCGCTATACTCGGTGTTCGCCTCGTCAAAACTTGGCACTATAGGCATTATACGGCTTTCAAAAAGGGTGTATTTGGGGCTATCTTCTACAATGTTGCCCTGCATTTTAAATACCGGCAATATTCCTAAATTGTGGTACTCTTCAAATTCCTTTACATACTCGTTCTTTTTAGTTTTTATATAATAGTAAAAATACTCTCGGTCAATAACCCAAAAATTATCCCCATCTTTTAAAATACAAATGTCATCTGTAAATTCAACAATAGTATCAGAGTGGTAAATGTAGGCTACGGGCGATAAATATTGTGTTGGTTCTACCTTAAAAGTTTTAGGCTTTACAACTACTACCCCGTTTGCATCAACAAGATAGCTTTTTAGCAATACTTTAAAAACCCAATTTGTTAGCGATGTGTAAACAGGGTATTTATACTCACAATAATCATTTAGGCGCTCGCCATCTTTAATTTTAGCAGGTACTTCTTTTAAATCGTACCTTATACTCCAATCAGGGCTACGGCGTATTTTTGATAGCGTGTTTACTATCTTGCCGTATGGCCCAACGGTATTAGATTTAAAGTTATCTGTACGATACTTAAAAACCTCTGCGCTTTCATTTGGCCTGCGTTCTAACAATAGTTTATCAGGTACTTCACCGTTAGCGTGTACCTTTAATGCTTTATAATACTCTACTGCTTTACCCTTACCGTAAAGTGGATGTGTTTTTTTGCCGGTAAAATAATCAACTAAACTCATATTGTTGCCCTTTCTTTCAACCATTCTTTTTTAGAACGGAATTTGTAAAAATTATCTATGCCAGCTTTCTGCGCCGCATACTTTAAAATAATATTGTACTTATTTATAGTTTCGGGGTTATGCTTATTACCGGCCATTGATACACCTAATTTTTGGTTTACTACGTCAGCCCAAGGCATTTTCCTATCAGAGTTTACCCACCAAAAAGGCCTCCACTTATCTTTATGGGGCTTTATGCCCAAAACAGATAGCGCCACGTTAAAGGCAAACTCATCGGGCACATCTCCGGCAAAGTTCCACGTCTTTACTTTTGGGCTATCAAATATCTCTGTAGCCAGTTCAAATAGCTGTAGGTTCTCTTGTGTTTTTTTAAACCATATTACCTCACTATGGGTGGGGTTGTATGCCTTGCCCCATAAATCATAAGCATCGGCAACCTCCGTAGTCTTTGCCCACGCGTTATTATGCATCGGCTTTTTATCTTTTACCAATACCTCCTCTCCCCAGTTACCAATAGTAAAAGGTGCATTTTTTAATTCCTCAAGTAATGGCTTAATACCTAAATTAGGATTGTTAGCTGCAAAAAATAAAAGGTCAACATCAAAATATAGTGTATTTTGATACGGGGTAATTTTATGCAGTTGGGTTTTGGCGCGAAACGGTTTTATCTCGCCATTTTTGGTAATATACTCTGTAGGTATCTTTATAAAATTATCAAACAAGTGCGCTTTTTTATCGCCTATGGGGTTAAAGCCATGCCATGCCAAAGTAATATTTACACCCTTACCTATACTGATAGCAAGGTTGCAAGCCATTTCATAATAATTTTTATGCCCTATGGCTAATAGTAGTATGCCGGTCATTTGCAGTTAAGGTTTCGTAAAGATACGGGATTTGAAGATGTTAATGTACACTCGCCTTTGCCTAACAAAGATGGGCGTTTTTGCCATTCTACAGTATATTCAGCATCGGCTATTTTGCCTGTACTTAGCACTTTGGCATTTTGGGCCTCGTTAAGATTATTTATAACTACACTATCGTGGGCAAGCATAACCTTTAGGCAACGGTGAAAGTCCCATGTATTAGCGTTGGTTTCCAAAGTCCATTCTTCAGTTATTACCTCATACAACTTAACAACCGATTGGTCGGATAATGTTATGCTGCTGCTATCGCTATTCATTTGCGGCTCTTTTAGGTAAAATGGCAGTAAGCCCCTTAGTTGTATGTTATCTATTTCGGGTATGCCGGGGTCAACCCATATCTCGTCAAAAGCATTATCGCGATTTTGCCATTGCACTTTAGAAAGGTAGCACTCATCGCTAACTCGCATAAAGCAATCTGTACAACTTACATTAAAGCGGGCTTGTAACACACCCGAAAATATTAAGCTTACTTCCTCATAAATAAATATCTTAAAGCAATCGCCGACTTCAATTCGCTCAAAACCGTTAGCTTCAAGTGTATCATTATATTCACCCCATTCTCTATCTGTAACACGATAGAATTGAGCCAAGCCATCATAAGTGCTTTCAGTTAAAGTGTAAACATTAGCTACCCACGCATTAGGTACAGTTCCAGTTAATGGTAACTCACCACAATTCAACTTTAGTGCTGCGGCTTTAAATGTTCTTTGCAATTCAAGGCCGTCATCATCCCCAAACTCATCTATCTTTACCTGAAAAGCCCAGTCTGCAAAGTCGTTTACAGGGTAGCATATATCGGGCTTCTCCTCGCATAATGTAGGCTGATAAGTGTCTTTTACAAAAGCAAAGGGCGATATTAATGTTGTACTTGCTGTTATTGCCATTATTCGTATGCTCTTATTAGTTGAAACGTAGCCTTGCCATCGGTAGGCTTATATGTAATTGATTTTATGTAACCGGTAATATTTTCTCCATTATTACAGGAATATGTTAATTTCTTGTATTTATTTGCTATTAATAGCTGATAGTCAGCGTATGATAAAGGGTATTCAAATTCATCTAAAATATTATACATTAATGGTGTTGGTAAAGTAGCAAAGGTAGTACTTTCTATATTTTGACTTTCACTTAATTGCGCTGCCTCAATGACACAATCGCCATTTTGTAAAGCCTCTGCTACATAATTGCCTTGCCCGGCAGCAAACGATAAAATATTGCCAGCCCAGTTTGGTAATAAACTTTGTGCTATCCTTTTAACCCATCGCATAGCGTTACGTGCGGGTGTAATAGCTATATTGTATGTAGTATTGGGGTCATAAATATTTCCTGACGTATCAATATTTGGTATATCAACCTCATAATTACCAGAGGCTCGCTTTACGCAAATAATAAAGGTATCATTATCAAATCGCCAGTCTTTATTATTGCTCCCAAATTGCCTACGCGTAACCTCTATTGAATACCCTGATGCAATAAATTTACATATCCTATCTAATACGCTGTATATTGTTTTTAGGCTCGTTCTATACTCTCTTATACCGTGAAAATCTTGTTGCCCACCAAACTCCTCTGCCTGCCATTTTTGGTAGCCAGTCATAAATTTAGTAACGTACATTTCGGTAAGAACCGTGCTTTTTAAATTAGGCACGTTAGGTAAGTTTTTTACAACTGTATTATCATAAAAATATTCAAATGGCTCTACCCTTATCCAATCCCCACCATCTACCGTATTATCTTCTATACCGTAACCTAAATTGTGAATAGCACTAAGGCCAGTTATTAAATCTTTAAATGATAGCGTGTAAATTGGTGGGTTGCCATTTTGCAATAATGCCTGACGTATAGAAAGACCATCGGTAATAACCTCAAGGCTACCACACCCATCACTATCGCTTGTGTAAGGTTCACTGTCGGTTCGCCCAAAATAATCAGATTTAACACGTAAACAATCGTCTGTTATTATCTCGGTAATACGTGAAAGGCTTTCGTTAACAAGATTAACATTTGCCTCTGTAGCTTCACAATTGCTGACGGATGAAATGCTAATATCATAATCGTAAAAATCCCAAACTATCTGTGTAGGATTAGCAACTGCACCGCTTCCTGAACCTATATAAGTATATTGATTAACTACCAAGTGGCAATATATTCTATCGCCGGGGTTAACTTGAACGCTTGCAGCCAAATTAAAAGTAAAAGGTTTTGTAAATGATAAGCCACAAAATGGTGTGCAATGTTGTATGATATGCTCTGCCAATAACTCCGCCGGTTGCCCCGGCCTTTTTATTACTATTTGAGCCGATGCTCTGTAGCTTCTCGTTTCAGTAGTGAGGTCGGAAAAATCGCCCCCTCCTGAAAACAATATAGTTACTTGGTTGCTACAATTAAGGCTGTTGTACCCATCATATTGATATATGCCCGGACAATAGTCGTACCACCCTATAAATGGGCTTGTTAACTCATTGTGTAGCTGAAATTCGCTATTTTCAATAACCTCTAAGCTGCTATCCGATACATTTAATATAGGGAATTGCCAAAAATGTTGATACCTGTGTATATCGCCACCAAAAGTATAAAGAGGGTTGTAACTTGCTTGTTCATCACATCCACTTGTAGGCGTGTTAAAATCGCAAAAGGTATTTTCAAAAGTTGATGTACCGCTAAAAGCAAATAAAGTCTTTTTGCCGGGCAACTCCATCATAAACCGCAGCCCTGCATATTCATTAAGGTCAACCCCCCCAAAAGTAGTAAGGCCACCTAAACTAACAGGCTGGTCTATCCTATTGTTAAAAGCCATTAAGCAGTTTGATTTACTTATGGCTACATCCGCAAAGCACCCTTTAAGGCCACAGCTAAAAGTAGTGCGGTCAAAATCAACTCTCCCTGTGTATAGTTCTTGCCAATCTTCGCAAAATATTTCTATCTTTATTTCTACAAAAGCCTCAATACCATAGTCATCAAAAGCTGCCTTTAAAATATCGTGAGCATCATTATAAAAGCTAAGGCCGCTTAGTTCATTTTCGCTATACTCAAAAAAGCCATGATACTCCCTATCCCTATCAATTTTTAGGATAAGGCCATCCCATCCTATAGGTTCTTGTACAACAGTACTTTCACCGTATGGGTTGGTAGTATAATCTATTATCGTGTACCTAAACTGCATTAATGGTATCTAAATTTATTGTTATTGTAGCTTTGGCGAGAGTTTGATTTAGCTACAACCTTAGTAAAGCCATTTTCGTCTAATGATATATTTACCTTTGTAGCCTCGGGCAAGTGCTTGGCTATACTCTTACCAATTTTATCGTAATCTAAATTAGGTGCTGATGTTGCCGTAGTTGTAATGGCTTCTGTATTGAATTTTGGTACTTTAAGTCCGGGTAAATTATATTTCTCAAATATATCCGCTATATGTGCGCTTTCTGGCGCTGTTATTATAGCATGGTTGCCGGGGGTATTAATAAGTTCGGGGCCTTGCTCGCCCACCCATTTAAAACCAGCAGGTGCTTTCTTAGTACCTTTAGCAAATGCTGGTATGGGAGTAGCTGCTATTTTGGCTACACTTGATGCGGTTGTTGCTAAAGTAAGTGCCAAAGCAAAAGGAAACTGTGGGCTTGCTACTCCCGGCTGTATTAATAGCCTTGTTAAGGCAAGTAAACCGTTGGTTGTCGCATCAGCTATTTTAGCATTTTTTTCCTGTATAAATTGCCTTTTACGCAAAGCGGCCATTTGGTTTTCATACTTAATCTGTATGGCTGTTTTTTGAGCCTCCGTAAGGTTTTCCGATGCTAATTCAGCATCTTTCTTTTTATTAATATCAGCTATGCTTTGGTCAAATTCTTTTTGCTGATACATAGATACAATCTCAAATACAGTACTACTAACTACATTTGCTGTTTGAATTAAATATTCAGCTTTTTGATTATTGGCATCAATTACCTTTTGTGCCGCATCAATCTCGGCCTGTTTAGCAGCCTCAATTTGGGCTATGTTAGCATCAAAATATTTTTTACGTATTTCGGCGCGCTTTTTACCAAGCCCCTCTTCAAGGTCAATAATTACCTGATTGTTTTGAGCAATGCGTAACTGGGCTTGCAATTCTGTCAAACCAAGTTCTACATAGTTTTTATTTATGAGGTCGTTTTCGGCTTTGTAACGTTGCCTTAGTATCTCTAGCTCTGCCTGTGTGCCTTTCTCTATCCCAACTAATTTAAGGTCGTAAAACTCACCTATTATGCGTAGCCTTTCCTGTATATCCTTATTGTCGGCTTCGCGGGTTAATTTTAGCTGTTCTTCTTGATTTTCAATAAGTTTTTTATTGCGTTCAATTTTAATATTAGCAATTTTAATTTCTGCAATCTCTATATCATTTTCAATGTCTAATCGCTGCTGCTTTAATTCTATTATATGATTTTCTTGCTTTATTCTGGCCTCGCCTCCTATTGTCATTTTATTGGCATATCTCTCATTTAAGCTAATTTCTTTATCTAAAAACTCTACCCTTTTTTCATTAGCTAATATTTGCAAATCAATAATATCTAACTCATCTACCCCCTGTTCTTGCCTTAATTTTATAAGTCTTTCTATATCATTTATACCCCCTTTTTGGCTTTCTCCCAATAGCCGCATTACATCTAACTGTTCGTTTAATCTTTTATTTAGGCTTTCGGCGTTTTTATCCCACCATGCAGCCGCAGCCGCTGCCCTATCTTGAGCCTGCGCTGTTTTGTAGGCATTTAACCCAATATTTGCAATATCTTCGCCATACTCTTGCAAATCTTGCTGATATTTTAGGCTCATTTTATAGTTAGCCTCATCAAGAGCGGGTCCTAATCTTGCCCCTATTTGCTCGGCTGCATTTTCAGCACTACCAGCAATTTCATTTAAACTAAAAGAGTAATCGTCTGCCTCATCACCGCTATCTGCTAAATAATTAGTTAGCGCAACTATACCTATTATTAATGCTCCTATCCCTAATGTAGTTAACGCAGTAGTAGATAATAAAGCTGCATTTTTTGCAACTGTATTTGCTTGTGTGGCGGCAGTATTTGCTACCGTTGCTGTAGCCTCTGCGCTTTTAGCCGTTGCAAGGCCTCCTGTTAAAAATGTTTGACGAGCGGTATTTAGTGCATCCTCTTTCCTAAGTAATTGTTGAATTTCTTGCAGGGAGTTAACCAAGGTCATTACAGCCTGTAGCTTGACCATTGTGCGCTGTAGTTCCTCACTCTCATCGCCAAATAGCGCGGCGGTACTTGCTGCCACCCCGAACCCGGCTGCGCTTAACCTCGCGGCGGCTACCATACCGTTAAGGGCTATCTCTAATTTATTATTTGCTAATCGGTTTACACTTTCCGAAAGGTCGTCTTGTGTTTCTTTTAGCCGTGCCGCCTTTTGTATGCTATCGGTATATACCTTGTTTAGCTTTTGGTATTCAGCAGAACCGGCTTTACCCGCCGCC